CTGGAGATAAATTTCATCTCCCAGTGATGGTGGTTAGCCACCTCTCCCCAGCTATACCGGGGAGACCCACTTGGTTTTGATGCGAGCGAACCTCGGACGCCCTGCACGTTGCAGATGATTCCGATCCGCGAACGGCTTCTCGCCGCGCTTCAGGAACCACTTGAGAAGGGCACCGACACCGTCGAGCTGATCGCTCGGGATGTCGTACTCAACTACGCAAGCCTTTACCAAAGGCTTGTGTAGAGAATGGTGGAACTTCTGAGCCACTAGTGGCTCATGGGTCCACCTGCCCAACCCAGGAGACTCTGGCCGAACGTACGGAAAAACAGGGAGAACCCTGAGGATCCATGCGTCCAACCAGTCGACTGCGTTGAAGCAGCCTCTTTCAAAGAGGCCGTTCCGTAACGCAACGGTCGAAACAATCTCCTCGACGTGCCCCACTGTCTGGGGAAGATCCCGCTTGACCTTGACAATACTGACGTCACGGCCTGCGAAGAAATCCCCACCACACGACTCCCTGAACCTGCCGGTCCAAAAAGACTTGCGCTCGTTCACTTTCATCCCAAAAGATGTCAGCGTCGAGACAGTGGATTGCACAAATTCTACGGGGACAATGATGTCGTCCCCGTAGACGCGCACCCGACCATACATGGACACAATGTCATGCATGGTCAACGGGCGGTTGAGCTCTCTCTCGATCCCTACGAAAATCATGGTGCAAAACACCATGGCTTCAAAGGGGAAGCAGAGAGCTGAACCCATCGACGCGACCTTGGCTAGGCGTACAACGCCATGGCCAGGCACATCAGCCCTTCGGGACCTGCATGAGTCCACCGCCACCGCGAGGTGAGGGTGGTTCCTCAGTAAGGCCCGTACATGCTGATTCGAGACACGGTCTGAAGCCTCGCTAAGATCTAGCGTGGCCAGGGCTCCCGTAAGGGAGCCTTCTCGGGCAAGAGCACGGTTGTGCTCCTGAGTATCCGAGCAGATGAAGTGACGGGCGGTGGTAAATCGCCTGTACGCTTCCTGCATCTGTTCGAAGAGACCCTGCTGCACATATTGCATGCAGGTAGGTTCTTCGGCAATGATGCGTGGTGACTTGAGCGTCTTAGGGACGGTGATGACCTTTACAGGTACCTCCGCCCCGGGTTCGAGGATCTCGGTGCTAGCGTCGTAATGACGCCACGAGGGGAAGAGATACTCTCCGTGAGGAAAGTACTCTTCCAATCGCGTGGTCCATTGCATCTGGTTGTACTTCGCGTTTCCGCGAAGTCCGTCCGCAGTGGCCCCTGAACCGTGCTTAGGGATGATCTCCCCGTAGTAGACCTTGCGGTCTACCTCGGATAGTAGGTCAGCCCACAGCAGGTTGCCGATCCGGGTAAATTGCTCATAGGCTTCGCCTGTGAACTCCCGGTCGGATATCCGAAGATCCTGCTCACACTTGATGTAACCCTCGAATGCAGCAGCCTCCCTCTCGGGAGAACACTGCAACTCCATCTTCGCGAACATCAGAGTGATCTGACGCAGAGCGAAAATGGCGTCTATCGAGGGGTCGTCAAGCAAGAGACCCGTCTTGCGCTCGAACACAAGATCAAGGAAACCTCCGAGGAATCGGGGGAGACCGCTTGTCCAGGAAAAACCCTGGAACAAGTCGTGATCCACATACCCACGGTCAAGACCTTTTTGGAGGTCCGCGCCAAAGGTAGGTAGGGTGATCGTCAGGAATGACCACCCCTCGTGTTCGATACGTCCCGTGATCGTGTTAAAATCACGGGTGGTGCTTGTGCCGCATCTCTCCCCCAGTTCATGGAGGAGAACTTGTAAGAACGCGGTCAGGCTTTTCATCACGGCTCCCGATGGAGTTCGTGAGTCCTCAGCTTGCTCGAGTCCCGTTGATAGTCGTCAGTGACGACTACCGACTCTCTTGGTCCTAGTAAGAGCGACCAGCGCGAGTGCGGAGGGGATGATGACTAGCGGTACCCACAGACAGAGGCCCAGAAGGGCCAAGTCGATGGGAATGCTGGTCACGCCTCCCCGCCGAGAACCTTAGTAAGGTTCGCGCCCGACGAGGCATTGAGCCACGTCGTGAGAGCGTCGACGATCTCCTTCTTCTGGGCGACGGTGTACCCGTTCTTGGGCACATCGACGACCAGATATGCGGTCATGTTGACGACGTTGTTCGTCGTAGACACGATCGGGTCCGGGATCGTCTTCTCCGTCGTGAGACGGATCGCCGTCCGCAGGCGCTTGCCATTGGAGTGAGCGACCGAAAAACGCAGAGCCCCATCGGCCTCCTTGAAGGAGCCCGACTCCTGCCCGGAGGCAGGCACACGCGCGAGCGTGTGCGGGGTTGCGGCGACGGTGACGGTAAGGGAATCAGAGAGCATGCGTGCGTCCTCACCCTGGATACGGAGTATTCAGTTGTGATTGGAGGGTCCCCAGAACCGAGCGGTTCTGGGGGGTGAGACACGAGGGAACTTAGCCCCGTGCCTTCTTTCCGTACTCTGGGAGGAAACCCAAAGCACCGAGGATGGCCATTCGACGTGGAGAAAGACTTTCCACGTCCAGACCGAACCCATACGGCGTCGCTCTGAAACGCTCCTTACGTTCACAAACGTAGGAGTTGGTGAC